TGATTAGTTATGTTACCACTATGATTACCGCTTGAATCAATAGAAAATGATTCTTCGTTTTCAAACCACACATCAGGTAGCGCCTCGGCTGGCTCTGTTTCAAATACAACAACCGAATCTCTTCTAAATACAGTAAATGTAATTTCAACACGAGACCTATATCTACTTGATGAACCAGCATTATTACAAGCTTCAGTACCGCTTACTAATAAATAATATGTATTGTTTGTTCCGTTTTCATAAAACCTATAATAGTTATTTAAAAGTAAATCACTAGAAGTCGATGGGCTGTTTGATTGACCTCCAAATATAGTGTACATTGTCGAATTACCTAAATTATTTCCTGCGTATCCATTAGATTGTGGAGTACCTGTAGGTGAACCAGGAACTAACCCTGAAATAACAACGTTTCCTACCGGGTCTGAAGGTTCTCCTGTAAAAGTAGTGGCATTATTTTCTATTGCATAAGTTGCATTGCTATTAATAAACCATTGATACATATCTGTGTATGTATCTTGCGCTATAAATTGCTCCTCTATCACACTCTCTCTTTCTTCACAGCCTCCGCCTCCACCCGCTCTTCTTTGTTTTATTTTCATTACTATTCTACTTCCGCTAGGCACATTGTAATTCGTGCTAGTTCCTCCAGACGAAGTAAAGAAAGGATATGCTGCTACTGGATTTTCTTGAGGATTATCTGCTGTTTGCTGAAAAGTTCCTAAAGAGATAATATCATCAGCGCTTTCCTCAGTTGAAAAATCTTGAGACTTCATTTTCATATATGTTCCTCCTGGAACAGGATTTCCACTTGCAGGGGTAATAAAGTCCGCAACTTGTGTTTGTTTTTCTAAAACAGTTGCGAATACACAAGATTCAACCGGGCCGTTTGCATCTCTTTTTACAATTAATCTATCGCCTTCTTCAACTTTAGCAATATTATCTCCTTCTAATAATAAAAATGTATTATTAGAATTAGGGTCATTAATAAATATGCTAGAGTATATAGTCTCATAAGTTGTTCTATCTGGTTTTAAACAAAATTTATATCTTGTTGCCCAAGAAGGAGCTCTTTGGCTAGTTGGTATTGTGGCAATAATTTTATTTAAAGTCTTAGAGTTTCTGCACGGAATATTTACGGTATTATTATTGCTAACTAAAGCTGTTGAAGCCCTGTTATATTCATCCATGTATATTATTCCTAATTCATAACCTCTATTACTATGCAAGCTTTGTAGGTCTGCCGTAGCTTGTAATGTAGCAGTAATAGATGTAAAGGTATTGTATGATATAATTAAATTAGTTGTTCCTGGTGATGTTTGAATATATTGAGCTACAGGAAATTTTAGCTCTATTTGAGTTCCGTTTAATGTTGAAGCAATTGGTTCACCTTTATTAGTAGATGGAGGAACTGAGGCTGTGCTTGATGTTAATCCTGTTTGATTTAAAGAGTAACTAAATCCTCCACCTGATAAAGTTGGTGTTAAAGAAAAATTAAACGCATCTGTTAACGTTGCACCTAAACCATTTTGAGCATCTGCTACAGTCTGAATAGCAGAACTTATTAAACCCAGTTTAGATTGAAAATCTGAACTATTATATAAATCTGAAACTGTAGTATAGTTATCAACTAAAACATACTGAAAATTAATTAGGGTTTCTCCTTGTAGTTGAGTTGGAGTATCTGATCCATTATAAGATAAATGTTGATAAGTAAAAGAAAAATTTAAACTTGCTCCTTGAATTAATTTACTTTCATATCCACCTAAATCAAAAGTAAAACCAGCGGTAGTTACGTTTAGAGTATTACCAAAAGCTGTATAATTAAATGCTAATGAATTAGAAGAATTTAAATCTACTCCACTAGCATCTTGAGTGTCTAACGCAACTGTGTATTGTAAATTTAGTGGTAGATTGTTTTTATCAATTAAATTATATCCTTCTGTGTAATTACCATAAATTAATCTATTTCCCATTAAAGTTTGAGCTTTAGCTTGTCTAGGAACATTATCATATAATCTTAATATTTCACTTTCAGGAAGAACAGTAAATATTTTACTGTTTGTAAAAACATAAGTTGCATTAGTGTTATGTGGTCCTAATGGTGATTTCTTTATTGTTTCAATTATTTTTATAGTAGGATCGTTTGCTTCCTTAAATAAAATATCTATACCAATAACTAGGGAACTACCTGTATTATAAGTTATTTGAACTCCAGATTTAGAGTTTACCATTCCCTCATTTAAAAAGCTATTTGGAGAAAATTCAAAAAAACTTGGTTGAAAAGCTGGTTCGCTAAACTGAGATACTGCTGAATATTCATTATTAGAATATTTGTATCTATAAGCAAAACAAATAAAATTATCTTCTAAAAAAGAGTCTTCTAGTGTGGTTGTTAATAAATTTAAAGTTGGTGCAGCAACAGGCGGTTGTTTAATTACTAATATTTCATTATTAGTAAACTGGTCTATATTATTGAAAGGATTTTCGTAGTTAAAATCAATATTAATTACTCTTGGAGCATTTAAATTATCAGTAAAAAAAATTAAATTATCAATTTTATTTACACTATTTATTAAGAAGTTAGGATTAAAATTTAAAGTAGTGTTAGCACCATTTCCATCATTAATACTAACCACATGGTATGTTAATCCCCCTGTTATTACGTTATAAGAAACAATTAAATCTAATTTTCCAGTTGCTCCTACAGTAAATGCAGGGTCGTGAACAAACCAATAAATAGTTTCATTAGCGCCATCTTCAAAAGCCCCTATACATCTAGCTGAGCTGCTTAGTGCAGTACCTTCTATATATTGTAGTGATGTTACCTGAGTATTACCCTTAGCATTTTCAACGGCCCCTATTTCTGATTCTTCAGTAGAACCAAGTCTAACATTCAAAGCATCTATATACTCTCCGTTTGGTATAAGCCTTTCATCAAGGCTTTTATTCATACGCCCAGCTACAAAATTTCTTTGAATGTTTGCCATTTTATTTTATCCACTTATCTTCACCTCTAAGATTCATAAGCAATCTACTTGGGTGAATGTTACTTAATCTGATTTTAGCATTTCTTAATAAAGCTTGTTTGTTTTTCCTTGCTCTATTAACTATATACTCTTGAACTCCAAATTTACTATTTAATAAAGCATACTGAATGTAAGCATAAATATATTCTTCAAATAATTTATTAACGCTTATTTTAGAGTCATCACCATTTTCCATTCCATCAGATATATACTGTAGCACACACTGTTGGTTTGCCATAGTTGAATCAAAATTAATAACACCAGCTTTTTTATCTATAGTAAACGTAGGGTTTATGTTTGCTGTTTCAGTTTCTAAACCATATCTTGCGCCGATTCTGTAGTTGTAAATATCAGAGTCATAGTTGTTAACGTTTGGATTTACATTCTCATCTATTTCGTCATTTAGATAAATACTTTTTAAAGAACCATCTTTTCTTTCTGAATCTAAATTTGATTCAACAACGGTAGCATTGCCTTCACTGTCATAAGTAAAATTATCGGCAGAAGACTGAATAAAAGAAACTGCTGATTGCACTTGTATATTTTCAGTTAATTCTCTCAACACATTGTCTTTTAACAGGTAAAGCTTAACCCAATTTACATAATCAGCTGGTAAAACAAATCTTAAATCATCAAAAACCTTAAGCTCCAATGCTTTTATTTCTTTAAAAGCATCATAATTAAGTTCTTGAATACCTCGTTTTGCGTGAAATAATATTTTAAACCTATTGACATTGTTTACCAAGCCATGGTTACCAGCATACATTAATTGAAAGTTTTTTACCACATCTTCTAAACTTACATACTGATAAGACCCCCAGTTAGTATCCGTAGGATTTACACCATCATTAGTATAATATTTTCTTTGATTTATATATGCCATAATTAAAGATTAGTTTGATTTTGTTGTTGGTCTTGTACTTGTCCAAATTGAAAAACATCAGCTTCTCTTATTGATATTCCAGCGTATTGCAATATTTTAGCTACTAAATTATTAGAATCATCTATTGGTAATTCAAAGTCTTGATAATCTGCTTGTGTTTGGTCAAACAATGGTTCACCCCCATATAATGTTACATACGTCCATTTAGGGTCTAAAGGGTATCTTATGTATTGAGCCTGTACATCATTTACCCCATTAAAAGTATTTGGATAAATTGACACCTCATCTGCTTCTTGAGTATAAGCCGGGAAGATAGTGGATGGAGAAGTTAAAAGCGAACTATTTAACATAGTAATTTTACTGTGTGTAACCTTTTCTGCTTCACCTTTTAAAACACCGCCCGTAAAACATAATACTTTATTTAATAAATAATAATCAGAACCCGTTGTTGAAGCTGATGGTAAAAAATAAACGTTTTGAGTTTTTTGAGTTAAAAATGATGTTATAGAAAAAGTATCAATAACCTCTTCATATCCTTTTTTAATATCAGCATAACCAGTTCCAGATATCCTTGCGTTCTCTTCGTTAATTTGCTGATTATATCTTATGAAATATTCGTCAAATATATCTAACTGCGCTTGTTTAGCAAATAAATTAAAATCACCAGGAGATATATATCCGTAGTTATTTTTATTGATAATAGCAAGTACAGTATTTCTTACAGAATTTATCATTTGAAAATCTTTTTACAAAGATACATAAAATAAAAAAGCATCTAAGAATTAGATGCTTTCTCGCTGTCGATAGTAAAGGAAGGAATAAATTTTTTCTAAAACAAAGTTACGAATTTTTTACTAAAGCTTTTAAATGTTTAAAAGACTCTAATCCATCATCACTTTGAAAGTATGAACCTATTATAAATAAAGGGTCTTCACCGTATGGTATGTTGCACATTTTCTTTTTATTTGAATCTGTGTTAAACCACACCTCCTTTTTATTATTTCTTAACTGTATTAGATTTTTATCTAAAATGTTTTGTATGTCAGCATTAAATTTAAGAGCTGGGTCTTTCAATAAATTCATAAAACCACTAGGGTTTTGTCTAGCAAATATTAATATATCTCTTCTTAACTCTGCAGTAGTAACCTTAGAAACATCTTTTTGAAATAAAACTCTAGCTACGTTTTCAACTTGTTCAACTGTCAGTTGTCTAGCTTCTATTAAAGCATCGACTTCTAAGTTTAAGTCTTCAACTAATTCTGCAGCTTCTTTTGCTCTATTAACTTCTACAAATAGTCTATCTTTTCCTGGATGTAAATCCATAAATTTTTGTAATACTTGATTATTCTTTGGAACATGTAGGAATCCATCTTCAAATACAATAGGCTCAATGATAGCGTTATCATCTTGCTCATCTTGAAAAGGAGAGTTTTGATTTCTTGCATATCTCAAAGGCCTGTTTAGACCTGTGTCCTCATCAAAGTGTAACAACGGAAACCTTGTTGTATGCCTTGATGCTAATATCAAAGATAAGGGAGCTGTTTCTCTTGTAAGTTTATATTGTTTATCTACGAATTTTGGTGTAGATTTTTTGGGAGTAATTTTCACTGTGTCCATTTTAGGACTTGTCTTTTCTTTTTTCATTTGATTTAATTTAATTTTATTATTTAAAAAAGGGGCGCATTGCTACGCCCCTAATATTTAATTACTAGTCTTGAAATAAGAAGAAGTTGTTTGCACCTAAAGTACATACAGCTCTCTCACTCAAGAAGTTTACTTGCATGTTATCGATATCCGACGTTGCAGCACCACCAGCAGAGCCAGTAATCCAAGTCTTATATCTTCTGTCTTCAGTTTCTGAAGCTCTATATCTAACATGT